TAAAACGCACCTCCCGCAAATTTATTTAGTGGAATTTGTTCCATTTCATTAAGAGTTTTGACATTATGAATATCTTTAATTAGTAGGTAAGTAAACTCAAATAAAAGCTCGAGGTGGGCTGGGATAATTTCTTCTAACGCCTTCCTAACATCATCTAAGTTTCTCGGGATACCATAAGAAGAAATAAATTTTACGACCAATTCTAAATCTCGTGGTTTAGGTATTACCTCGACCTCCCCGCCGTAATAGGCCTCAGCAGTATTTTTTATAACATCTTCTTTTACCGTACCAATCCCACGTTTTTTAGCCTTTAAATTTGAACGCCTTTCTTCTATTGGTTTGCTCGTATTGGTAGGAATTCCGAAATCCTTCTCCCATAGAGCTAAACCCCATGTTGATGTGTCTATAAATGTTTGATTTAAAACATCCTCGATAGCAGCTTCCAATTTATCGAACTGCTTACCCTCCGCCTGAGCAATGGCCTGATATTGAGGGGAATTTCTAAACATTTCCGGATATAATTCAATGATTTCATCTTTAGATGACATTGAAGGTCACCACGCCAACAATTGCTATCTCATCTTCTGCTAAACTGATATTCGAAGTGCCGCCGTTAACTGTTACATTCTGATAATCTATTACACCAGTTTGATCCAATATCATTGACGAAAGTTGGGAGTATCTAACGGTGTTACTCGTAAGAGCTGAATCAGAAAATAGTTTCTCAATAGCAGTTGTATATCCGAATTCAATAGTTTCTATATCTACACCTGGTTGCAGTGTAAGATCGGCTGTAATATTTATCGGGACTTCAACTGCCGCATCAACGGTAAGATCAACATCTATTGGCATTTCATTCGAAATATGGTTGAATACCTCTGTTACCTTTTCTTGCGAAGGTGCCCTTCCATCAGAACCCACCACGACTACGCGTACAGTACCTTTACCTTGCCAACGCGGAAAAACCTTTGCAGTCCGGATGCCTGGCACTTCCTTAGCCCATTGCAAGTAATGATAGATATTCCCGCTAGTTGCAGGTTTGGAGGCTTTTTCTTGATATCGGGCATATAAATATGAATCTTCCTCCTCTTCTACTCCCGGAGTTAGGATTTTCCCTAAAATTGCTGTTTCGAGTCCATCGATGTTATCTAAAGGTAGCAATACCGATCCCTCAGGAGGTTTATTTCCAATGGTTCCTGCTTCTTCACATTGTAGCTTTGTACTAGTACCAGCCTCAATAACGACATAATAAACATTATCCACAAAAAAACGAGCGCCCACATCTACAGGCCTATTAAAAATGCCTTCTCTGATTGCCTTTATAGCCCGTTTTTTAAACACGCCAATTTCACTTGTTCGCCTTTCAAGATATTCACCTTCACTTGTTGATGCAAAAACCAGATTAAGCACTCGATCCAGTTGCACATATGCATCTGCTAGTTTTTTCGCTGCCGGGGCCAAAGCTATATAAATAGGAGATCCTTCTCGTTTGTCAAAGTAGTCAGGTATGTCATCCAGCATTTCTTCCAAGATGGTTTCAAACGTCCGATCTTCAAACACCTTCTCCAAACACCTCCTCCATTTCAATAGGCCCTTCAGTTGTGTGAACCACAAAATTTACATAAAAAGCATCATCTTTGTGTTCAATCTCAAACTCTTCCACACTCTCCACGAAATCCAAATAAATAAGAGCATCCTCGATTAAACGGGGAAGCTCCATTTTTTTATATTCAATAGTGACTTCATTATCTGTGAGCAAATCTTCGATTTCATTGCCAAAATCACTGGACAGTATTGGGTAGGCATACCGAGGAATACGAAGAGCGAACATAATTATTTGTTTCGCCGCTTCAATACCATCAATAACCTCACTGGTGAGAATATTTTTTTCAAAATCAAACCGGAAAGTTTTTAGGACAGGTCGCAAATCTTCCGCGGCAATTTCCTCAAAATTTAGTTCAGGTGATAAAGCCATAACATCACCCCACAATCCTGTCGATAATAAAAAATGATTGCCCACCTTGTATGATGGCAACCATTACTCTGTCATTCATCTTCAATTCGTCTACAAACTCATATTCTTGAACTGTTCCGCCATTAACTCGAATTTGTCTCTTATGTTTAGTCAAATGTTCCGCGATTGAAATGATATCAGAAGGAATCAACAGCTTTGGATTACCTTTTAATCGAATTTGAATATCAGGAGGAGGAGAAACAACAGTTGCTTCTACCAAACGTAGTGGTGACTCTGCTTGTACTGCTTCTAATGCGATTTTTTTGATTGTTTGTATCACGTTGTAACCTCCTCTGGCAGATCGTTAGAAGTGATAAGATCCAGACTCATTTTATGGACATTCCCAGTAAAAGTATGTGTGTCACTATCAATAAAGTAGGTACCACGCAATTTAGCATCTGGAATATATACATATACAGGCATTCCACTCGTTAATTCTGTGATACCTAATCCATCTATACTCAACCGTTTTTTCGGCGATTTTTTCTTTGACAAAAGATTGTTTGCCCGTTGTGTTAGCTGGGCTTTGTTCAAGTTATCCGTCACTTTTTCGTAGTATTGCAGCACACCATACCTCTTTATGCCATCTTGATCAGATACCACCACTTTTGTTGTCTTTTTATCTTCACCCGCCTCCAATTTCACACGCGTAGCAACTTCTTCAATGGAAGTGGAATAAGTGAAGTCTTCAATGTTAACACCCGTTTCAAGTACCCATTGAGAAGTTGGATTTGGCCATTCCTGCAAGTATATTTTTCCTAAACGTGAATAAACTCTGTATTTCTTCTTTGTCTGTTTTTCGGTTTCTATTAAAGCCTTTAAAACCATATCGTACAAAGATGTTTCGCTATCAAACACAAGTGAATTAATGGTGTATTTTGTGTTTACAATTTCAGCATAAGGAATTTGAAAGTCTTTGCACATTTGGAGCAAAATTTGGTCTGCTCTTTTCTTTGAAAAAACATAAACATCTTTATTTAAAAGTAAATACTGCAACATATCATATGCAGTGAACATTAATTTTCCACTTTTTGTGATGTTACGATTAAATATAGTCCCTCTAAACAATTCTGTACCTTTCCATTTAAAAAGAACCGTGTTTCCTTCATCAATTTCGGAAAGTATGTCATATCCGACGTTTTTATACAGAATGTTTACATCTATTTTTCGAGCTGCATTGAAACGCTGTCCACTCCAAGTTATGGTTTCTGTCGGTATTTCCAATGTATAGCTGGGTTTAACGAGCAATAATTCTATCATGGAATCTTCAGCACCTGCCCAGGATATATCCAATGCCCTGGCTGTTTGATATTCCTTTTATCACGTTTGATTAGCATATCTTTATTGGCTTCCCAAAGTTTTTTAAATTGAGAGCTATCGTTATAGAATTTCCTTGCTAGCGCCCATAACGTATCTCCTTTTTTTACAGTGTAGGTTTTTGGTTTCGTTTGTGTATTTGGTCTTTTTGTGGCTGTTGCAACTGTACTAGATTTCGGCTTGGTATCAACCTTACGAACAGTTACAAAACGGAATTCTTTTAGCGTAATTTCGTAACTAATATCACCTACATCATACTCTCCCTCTTTATAGTTAAAATCTTCAATCGTTACGGGATAATTAATCGGTGTTCCCGTCACGATAAAACGAGCAGGTTTATCAGATTTCTTGAACATATTAATCCTTTCCACAAAGACCCAGGGCGCTGAAAAATTTTCATATTCGCAAATAGGGCTGTATTGTGCAGGAAATATAGAAGAAAACGATATGGTTTTTGCTGCTGGATCTTGTATAATTGTGACTTCCCCTAGTCCTGCTATATTGACAGATTCATTTTGCGATCCGTTGCTGATATTTAGTTCAGAAGGAAGGACAGGCAAACGAGATTTCGTGCCATCTGGCCATGCGAACCAAAACTCATATACACTTTTACTCATAGATCGCCATCGCCCCTCCTTCAAAATATTCTTGCTCAAGCGCTTTTTTGACTGCCTTTACTGCTATTTGACCGACTTTTTCCGCATCCATTTCATTACTGAAATGATTGTCCCCAGTAAATTGAAGAACAATGTCGCCGATCATTCTAGGTAGAGACAAACGAACATTAGAAACACCACTTGCAGCTTGTACAGCTTCGGTTGGCAGTGTTTGTGGCTGAACACCTAATTTGTTAGCCGCGTAAGATAACAGCCCTAAAGCTCTGTTTCTGTGTTGTTCTAACGGGATGATCGCTTCTTTTTTGTTTTTCTCACCAACCATTGCTAAATGCTGCCGGTTAATAATACCGCCTTTTTCGTATCCTTTGTATCCTCTGCCACGAGACATGTTTTTGATTCCTGGAGTGTTAAAAACCGATCCATAACGAGCTTTGATGTAACGGATTGCTGCAATCGCATTGTGGATCGGATTCCATATATCATTAAACCCTGGTAGCTTGTATGCATTGAATGTTGGTTCAATTGTTTGCATCAAACCCTTAGACGGCGTTCCTCTCTTGGCATTTATATCCCACAAGTTGATTGCCCGAGGATTCCCGCCGGATTCTTTCATTGCCATCGTTGACAATGGACCTAACCAACTCATAGGTGTTCCAGTGATCATTAATGCAGCTGTTATCCACTTCTTAACATTCCCGCCAACCTTGCCACCAAAAGACGAAAATGACCCTATTTGTTCCTCCATAAACTTTTTGATGTCAACCGAACTAAAGCCTTTTATCACGCCCATTGCAGACCAATATCCGAGTTCCGCCATCTTTGTTGAAGGTGAATTGATTCCCATTTCATCACGAAACGCTCTTTCTACTGCTCTCGCTAATTCTTTAGCTTCTGCTGAAACGTCTTCTTTTCTGCTTCTCATTCCTAAGATGAAATTTCCAACGAATGCGCTACCGAAACTTGTTCCATTACCCACAGCTTGTAGAATAGGTTGATAAAGGTTTTTGCTAATCCATGGATGAATATCTATTGACGTACTATTTACACCCAACCCGATATTTTTGGCATATGCTGAGCCAAATGGTTGACCATTCCCGACTGCTTGAAGCGTTGGTTGATAAAGTCTTGTTGAAATCCAAGGATGGATATCAGTTTGTACTTGTTCCATTCCGATTACAAAGTTTTGAGCAAAAGCCCAACCGAAAGACTTAGCATTACCCACTGCCTGCAATATCGGATTGTATATTTTCTCAGATATCCAGTTGAAAGGTGTTTGTTTCGCTGAATTTATTCCGATCAAAAAGGCTGCAGCAAAGGCTTGACCAAATTTTTGAGCATTCCCAACAGCCTGATTCAAAGGTTGATAGATTTTAGTCTGTAGAAAACCTTGCATGTCAACATTTTGGGGTATTGCTGCGTTTGCAGGTCTAGCAGGCTCCTCTTTTTGGCTAAATTTACTGCCTATCCACCCGCCTAGTTTTTCAGATAAATAACCACCTAAGGCCGCACCTCCGATTGTTCCAAGTGGACCTAAGAAACTGCCAAGTGTTCCACCGATTACAGATCCGAAAGTTCCGCCTATAGCTTTCCCTTTCCCTTTTGCTCCCTTTGCAGTAAGGATTTCTAAGCCACTTAATGCAATACCTAGAAAAGGAATCTTTTTAGATATACCAGATCCCAATTTTGATATTTTTGGGAATCTCAGTTTTTTACTAGACTTGTTTTGCCGCGTCATTAATTGCTTCATATGATCGTCATATGACATAGATGAAGAAGAAGGAGTTTTTTTGTTATTTCGGTTTGGCCATTTTTCTTTTAAGGATTTTCCTTTTTCCCATGCGTCTTTTCCTAATTTCCAAGCTCCTTTCGCTCCTTTTAAGACAGGAGATAATAACATACTTCCGATCGCGACTCCTAAAAGAGTAGATACTGCAGCTCCTCCTATTGAACCGATACTAGGATTCTTAAAAGCTTCTTTCCACATACCTCCAATGGATTCCAAGCCTTTTTGAACCCCGTTTGTTATGCCTTTGAAAATGGCTTCTCCCATGAAAATGCCAACATCTTCTGCCCAAGGTTTTCCTGACGAATTCCACCAGTTATCGAAAGATGGTTTACCTTTATCGTTCCACCATTGATTGATGTCTCCGAGGACAAGTTTCACTTTCCCTTCAAAGTCAAGGTTTTTAAATTTCGGATCGCTTAGATATTTATCTAACCTTTTTACGGCTGTATGAGCTTTTTCGACACCCCACACGATACCGTCACTTAAAACCTTTCCGAAATTGTTAAAAGCTTCACCGTTCACGATTTTTGTTAAATCATCAATAAGGGGTTTAGAAGCTTCCAAGCCTTTCTTTCCAAATTCGGTGAATTTCAGTTTTGTACTATCGATTAATTTTTGCCAACGAACATAGCCGGTTTCGTTCACTCTGTTTAGATATTCTTGGCTGTATCCCATTTTGTTTAATAGTTGGTCTAATTTCTCAAGTTTTTTCTGTAAAGTTGGAGCTGCTTTGATAGATTCAAGCATTGTTTTCGGTAAATTAAATCTTTCAGCCAAACTGATCATGTCACCAGACAATGCTTCGCGTATAGCAAAAGATGCACCTTCCATGCCTTCTAAAGGATTAGAAGCTGCCAGTCTTTCAGTTATTTTTACTGCATACTCCAATTCCTTTAAATTTTTTGTTAAAGGAACATAGGCTCGGCCTGATCCAAAAAAGTCTTCTTGGCTGAACATAGAATTAGCCCCGGCTTTGTTCAGAAAGTCAAAGAATTTTTTTGCTGCTTTTTGATTTTCTCCAAAAAGGCTAGTTACTTGAACTTGAGCCATTTCCATTTTTGCAGCAGCCCCGATTGTTGCTTCAGTTAAGCTTTTTAAACCAACAACTGAAAGTCCAATTGTCACCATACCTGGCAGGCTCGTTAGAGAATTACGAACTGCACCAATGGTTCTAGACGCCATGTCTATGCCTCTAACTGTTACGGAATAGCTTCTAGAAGCTAATCGTTGAACAGAACGATCAATACGTCCAATTATCTTTGAAGCTCTGTCAGTCGCTTTAATGAGAATGGGTTTATCTGATTCGCTTTTTAACTTTTTAAAATCTCCAGTAATAGCCCTTAGCTTTTTGCTCATTCGATCCTGCATATCAAATAAGGTGGTTAACCGCGGCATCGTCTATTTCCCTCCTTTCTCTAGTTTTTTTAGTTCTTTTGCCAACTGCTCAAGTTTTATCTCAATGGAGGCGTAATAAAACGCTTTTTCATTTCTTGGCGCATGCAATATCTCTTTTAATTGTGAAGGGGAATAGTGAAGTTCATGCATGCAATAATGCAAATAGACCGCGTCTCTATCCCCCTCATATATTAGTTTTTTGCTTCTTCAACAAGATCGTCGAATTCATCATCGAATCCATTGATCCGTAAAGCCGCTTCAATCCATGCGCTATATTCTCCACCGATAGAAAGGACACGTTTAGCTACCTCAACAGGGTCCTCTGTTTTGTACGACTTTCTCATTTCTTCAGATTTAAAATCAGGAAAGACAGTGGACTCAATAGCCATACGGGCGTAAAAACGGGAAGTATCAAGACGCTCACCGACTTTTTTTCCGTTTTTCATGACAGGTTTCATACAACTTTTTTCTAGCTCTTCAATGTCCTCAGTTTTCATCGGTTTCATGATAAATGGAATGACCTTCCCGTCTTTATCTACATAGCGCTTCGATACAATCACTTCTTCCTCTTCTACCGGTTTTGCATTACCTGCTAAGAAAAAACTGATATCACGTTCAGCCATTTATTCATCGCTCCTTTAAATTATTGTTTTTAAGTCAAAAAAGGACGACTTAAAAGTCATCCCTTAATGCTTCTGGTAAATCAGCATCTTCAAATGTGAAAGGAACTTCTTCTTCCAAAGCTTCTGAATCAACGTCCAGACCGGCAATCTTTGCACTGTCAAAGTTCACATCATAAAGTGTCACACGTTCAGTTCCTCGCCCAGAACTTTTATCATCTAAAACCCCCTGAAAAGTAAAATACTTATCTTCACCAGTTTTTATATAATCAAGCATGATCCGAACAAATTTTGATGTGACCTTGTAAAATGTAGCCGTCCCGGTCCCTTTTGCGCCGGTTGTCTTATGACCAGTCATTCGTCGACCCATGATATTAACTTCAGATTTATTTTTTTCAATCGTCGCTTCAAATTTTTTGATATATGCTAACTCTTCTCCATCAAGAAAAAGTCGCCCTTCCTTCCCGCTGATAGTGTTCTGAGCACGAAAAACCATCTATCGCACCTCCACTCCAAAATAAAACTTCTCCGCACTGTCTACCGGTTGAACTCCAATATTGATATAGAACCCGTCTCCATCATCATTGATAGAGATTTGGATATCATTTTGACTATTGAAATTTTTTATGGCCCCGCCATTTTGTAGTTCGGTCATGTAAATCGTAACAAAAGTATTCACAATCTGAATGCCATCATCGTTTGTCGGGATATCACTTCCACGATCTTTTCGCTCTTTTATTTCTTTTTTCAATTCGCGAGTAATGTCATTGTTGATTGCGTCTAAAATGCGGATGATTTTATTCTTTTGGAATTTCTTATCTTTTTCTTTTGTGAATGAAACAAAAGAGTTTATGTCTTTTTCTACTATCGCTACTTTGTCTCGTGGATCATATGTGAATAGGAATTCCCCATTTGCTAGACGTTCGATAATTTCATCGTTATCGAAACGGGGGTTAACGTCAATTGCACCATCATATTCGACGAATGTAAGCGATTGATTGATAGTTGCTCCGGCGCTAGCTCCTGCTACCCATGCAACTGTTTCAGCAGGTGTAAGAGTTTTTTCCGGCAACACTACACCGTTAGTTACATTGATAATCCCTTCATAATCTGCTGCATAATTAGGAACGACTCCGACAATTTTAATACCTTGTTCGTCCCTAACACGTTTGATAAAGGAGACAAATGTTGTTTTCAATTGTTCATCCCCATCAACAGGCAGCCCAATAGTATCAAAATATTCTGTTTCGGCAGCCGCTAAAAAGTCTGTGTAATCTAAGTTCGTAGGGATTCCGTCTTGTCCGCCTGTCAATTTGGTTCCTGCTGTATCGGATAACGCTCCGGTTCCGGCAAATGTGACATAACCATTTGCTTTCAGCTCACCAAAATCAGCTACTGTTTGCTTGTCCACTGCCTTAGTGCCAACAAACGTAGTGACATCTTTTTTTGTGGAATCTAACACATTTGGTCCAATGACAATAGTGATATCATTTCCTTTTGAACCGCCATAAACAGCTGTAGCCGTCTGTCCTGTTCCAAACGTTGCGGTTGCTTTAGTTCCTTCATTAACACGATATGCTAGTACCGTTTTGCTTCGTTTTTTTGCTTCACGCAGCAATAAAAGAGATGGGTCACTTATGTCTAGTCCGATTTTCTTTTGCACATCGTCAGGACCCGTAATCTCTATAAATTTTTTCGGCTCTCCCCAACTCAAAACAAGTGGAATGGCTACTCTTCCACGTTCACCAACGGATAAACGTTCATTCGCTGCGGAAAAGAAACGAAAATAAATACCAGCACGTTCTTTTTCAACACCTGGTGTCCAAGTACCGCCGTTCATCTATTGTCTAACCTCCTTTTTCAGAAATGCTTGAATTCGCTTTTCTGCTTCTTTTTTAGTTGCTCGCGTTTCTTTGTAATCAAAAAAAGCACCATCAAAAACTTCTGGTTTTACACCAAATAGTTTTTGAGAGTGCTGTCTCAATTCATATAAAAAGAATTCCTGTTCTTCTTTGACATTTTCCACTTTCTTTTCAGCCACTTTATTTCACCCCGCTATCGACACCAACATCTTGAAGTGGTGTATATTGTTCTTTTTCGTAGTAATATCTGCTATCCCAGGTTAGCTGGATAATCGCTACTCCGCTGTCCGCTATTCTTGTTTCTATTCGGCTAATTCGGATATAATCACCCGTTTCCGCCCCATCTGGCTTCAACAAAGGAATGAGATTCCTCTTTGTTCTGATTGCGTCTGCTATCCTCTCTGCTTCATCAGAAGCCTTCTGCGAATCCTTATGAAATAACTTAACTGACAAGTTATAAGTCTTTTTAAAAGTTGAAGTTGTATCATTGCTGTCGAATGAGAAAGGTTCCGGGAAATACATGCTTGGAACCGCGAAATTTTCCGGAACTTCTTTAGTGTAAACTTTACAAGGGAAAAGTTTATAGAAATAACTCATAATCGATGCGACTTCTGGATTCAATTTATTCCCACCTTTATGAGAATGTGGTATCTAACCAAGTTTGAACTTGTTTCTCCAAACTCTTATGAAACATCTTTTCAAAGATTACAAGAGCGTTATCCCAATAATGGCTACCTTCGACCCATTGAAATTTAAGTAACATTCCGCTTTCTTTCTCGTCAGGGTCATATTCAAAACGATCCCCTTTCCACCTTCCTGGGACCCATCTACGATCTTGGTTTTTGTTAGGATCTATTGTGAAATGTCCATCATTAACATAGGAAGCATAATCAAGATTGGTACCAACATGAAGAGCAAGTCCACCGCTTTTTATTTCCCAAACGTTTTCACTGTCGCCTTTCTTGAAAGAGTTTAAGAGATTACGAGTGTCTACCGTTTTGGTACGGATGATTTCATCCTGAACAATGTCAAGGAACTCCATTCCCATACCCTCAAGCCATAATGTTATTTCTTTTCTTAAGCCACCATTTGCAGCCTTATCGAGTTTTTTAATCAATTCATCCAATCCCTTTATTTTCATAGGTTTTCTCTCCTAACTGCTGTCACCTCTATATGGTGATTTCGAATCTTTTTAGGGATTTGGAGCTTGAACTCAATCCCATTCCAAACCACCTTATCATTGACCCGGATATCGGCAGACGGGAGAAAATGGACCAAGAATGACTGAGTGATTATTTGGTTTGGCTCTCCTTGTACAATGGTTTGATTTTTTTCTGTGAAATAACATGGAACATCAACGAGATCAGGAGAATCAGGATATTTGTATTCAGGTTGAAAATCTTTAATCGGTATTCCAAAATTACTGTCCGAATCTTCATTGGAGGCTGTCAAATGGTAAACATCACAACGGTGAATAAGCAAGTTACGATAACTCATAATGCTCTCATCCTAAATTTGATAGATTCATTGGTTGAGGACTCAATAATATATTCTTTGAGTAATCCGTAAACATCAGGTTTACGCAATACACTGCCGTCTCCCAATGTATATGAATAATCGCCGATTTTTTCAGATTTGTAGCCTTTTACGATGGACTCATCGCTGTTGACCAAAGCAAAGAACTGTGCCATCTTCAAAAGAGCAAGCTTTGCTTTTTCCGGAAGTGGATCATATTCTGAAAAGTCATGGCCAACAATACTTTCTATTTCAACTTCTGCTTCTATGATGTCTTGCTCTAATAGTGAATCAGGTCTTTCCTTCACGATATCAAAAACAGAATAAGCTTTTAAATCAGCAGGAGTGATGAGCATATATCATCACTCCTCTTTAGATGAACTATTTTCCTTTTGTGGTTTCACTTCTTCCAAGTCTTCGTATTTACTTAACAGCTCGTCTCTCTCTTTCGCTGATACTTCAACAGGTTCATTTGCATAGAAAAAGCGCCCGCCACCAATATGAAGAGCGCCTTTTTTGTGTTTATATTGAATTTTAGGCATTGATAAACTCCCTCCTTAAAGCTTACTTCCTGTCATCCATGCAACTGCATCTACTTCACGGACAACTGCATCGAGATAAGCGTAAAGAACATGGTATGTTGCGTCCTTTGCAGCCGCAGTGGCTCCTTCAGCAGTACGGATATAGCGTAATTGACGAGTAAACACCGGTTTCAAGTTACTCATCGGAGTTAAAGCAGCAAAACCACTTTGCAATTCTGCTACTACCTCAACAGGATATCCTGCTAATCGTGTAATTTTACCATCTTGCAGAACCGCGTCACCAAATCCAGTTTGGCGTTGTGATACCATAGCAACTAATTTATCATTTGTTTTTTGTGTGATGAACCAAGTGATGTCTGAAAAGCTTTTATAACGTTCTGGTAACAATTGAATGTGATTCACGAAATCTAAAATGGTAGGTTCGTTGTTTGCCAAATCTGTTTTGTACGGTGATTGTTTCATTTTCTTAACAAAACCATCTAAGATGCTTAGAAAAGGATCTGGAGTCGTACCATCTTCTAATTTGGCATCAACATCGCCATTGAAAATCAAATCTTGCAAATCTACCCCGAATTGTTTCTGAATCATGCTAATAACTTTTTCTTCAACGTTATCCCCACGTGCTGAAACCGAATAATATACATCATCATTTTGCAACCATTCATCCCATTTAACCTTTTTAACAGCATAAGGAATTTGACGATTACTAATTGAACCTGTGCCTGTTGGATTGTCGTCCTTTCCAGCTTGACGAATTTTCCGACGACCAACAGAAAGTGCATCAATATTTCCTGCTGGTACATCTCGATAGATTGGTTGTAGTTTTGGAAGTGTAGAAGCATTGTTAATAGTATCCACCAAAAACGCTTCGGCATCACTTCTTGCCATTGGGATATCTAAATTCTTTTTGATTGTTGCTACTGTGGCTTCCTTCGTTAAAATTGTTTGGTTGTCCATTCGCATCTTCCTCCTTTATTAGCTAAAAAGGCGCATATAGCCTTTTTGTACTGGTGTTTCTTGACCTTGATTTTCTTGTTGTACTTGTTTAGAAATTCCACGGGCCTTTTCGACAGCTTCTAAACGTTCATTAATTGGAGCCAGCTTAGCATCTAAAATTTCACTGAACTGCTTGGCAATGTCATTTTCACCAGCCGATTCAGTGCCTTCTCCCTTTTCAATGGCATCCAATCGCTTAATGATTGGGGATAACTTTTCATCCAACATTTTTTCGATATCTTCTTTTTTCACTTCTTCTTCCTCCTCTTCAAGCGCAATTAAGTCAGCAAGAGCTGCATGCGCATCTTTGATTTTTTGCATGTTGGCAGCAGAAATTTTCCTTCCTGCTTTTTGAATATCTTCAGGTGGTTTCCCAATAGCTTTCAAAACATTGTCGGTAAGCAAAATTTCATTCATGATGTCAACGAAATCCTGAATGGCTTCTCGAATTTTTGTTTCATCTTCTTCAAATACATATTTATCCATTTGCCAGTTATAGGACCGGATGGTTGTTTCAAAGCTATCCATGGCCGCCCAAAAGTTTCTAGCTTTTTTACCTTGCTCATATTTGTCACGAACCGCGCCTTTTTGAATCTTCTCACCAGTAAAAAAGTTTTTAAGCAAATTAAAAAAGCCCTTCACTTCGTCATCTTCATTTGACTTCGTGACAGGCTTTTCTTCTTGTTTTTCTATTACCTCGGCAGTGCCGGCCATCGAATAACCGGTGATTTCGCCTTTCTTAATTTGCTCCCATATTTCGTCGGAAGCCTTAGTGACAAGAATCCATGACCCCTTTTTGATTTCTTCGTCGCCGATTTTAAAATCTGTAGGAGCAATATAAGATTCAACCACTTCCCCTACACCAGAATTAAAATCATGTTGCTTGTCAATATTGCGATAATCCTTCATAAAAACATGCGCGGCTTTTTCGATTTCCTCTGCTGTCATAAAATCGCCGTGTGCATCTACCACATCAGGCTCATACACAACGCCGTATACAAGTTTTTGCTCTTCCTCATCCTTGTTAATAAACACCCTTACCTCTTTTTGAAAGGTTGGCTGCTTATCAGATTTTGTAAGGAAAAATCGTTTCTGATTAGCTCCTTTATCTACGTATGAAACGTGAGTGATTGTAGCGTTCTTTAGTTCTCTTGGCATAAAATATTCACCTCCTTTCACGTAACAAAAGTTTCTTCAATCTTTCCAATTCTGTTGTGAACGTAATACAAAGTAACCCCTCCTATTTATTTAATTCTTCCAGGGCTTCTTGCCTCAATTGCTCTTTTTCTTCTTTAGATAACCCCAGAATATTTTCATCAACAACCGGACCAAGTGCACAATGACAATTTACCCGCTCACTAGCCGGCAAAGTTGGATCCCTAGGATAATCTGCTTCATGGCCATTCACATTAAACTTTTCATCAACACCAACAATTGTTCCGTCTAATTCAACATGTGCAAGACGCGGATTGTTTTTCTTTGAACCGCTATGTTTCCACTTCTTACCCGTTACCGCTGGGCTTTGCATGTATGATTCCCATTGAGCGCGGCTGGAAGCAGTAAGAATTTCTGTGATGGCGGTTATCCGTGCTCTCTTCCTATCAAATTCAGGCAAATCCTTCATTTTCAGTTCAACATCTTGGATCGAGTCCCCGTTCTCGATGGCATCAGTCAACACCTTTTCAATAGCTTTATGGGTATTCAACTTCATTAAATCTGCAAGTTTAGCAGACCAGTCCTTTATCCAATTCACTGTTTGAGCAGATGTCTCGACAAAAGGGATATCTGGATCAATTGATTCCATCAGCCTTTTGCATAATTCCTCAATGGTCAATTGAAGAAATTCTGCTGTTACCTCACCAAACTCTTCTGCAAATTCATCTGCAGCAAAAAGATTATTAGTAAAGTACTGTAGCAAAGCTTCTAAGGTTGGTTTGTCATCCTTGGATACAAATGCTTTTATTTCTTTCAAATAAAATTTCCGCTGTTTCCTAAGCAATTTAGCGATTCCCTTTTCATAATCTTCAACGATTTTAGGTAAACTCTCTAACCCGGGGAAGTCTGGAACAACATCAGTGAGCTTTTCGTCGTCATCTTCCTCAGCTTTTCGGATAAATGCGTTCAAACTTTTAAGAAGCTGCTCGACTTTACTCATACTTTCAGCTCCTCAAGAACATCACGTATATCTTTGAGCAGCATAATCAAATCGTTTTGTTGCTCTTTTGATTTCTGCATAAGAATCGGCATAGTTGATTGCTGCTCTTTCATCAACAATTGGAATGGTTTGTTATACTCTGCCGGCCACTCTTCAAGCGTTTTTCCTAAAACCCTACCTAATAGATCTCTCAAATCATTCGGCGATGCAGCTCCAGCGTTAATAAAAGGTGTTAGGACTTTTGCGATTTCTATCGGATCCCTAAAATCTGGACCTTTTAACGTGATTTTTACATGTTGCAATTCCAGAGCCGGTAGAAACAATGTATTTAATTTGTTAGCAAGGAAGTTCCTTTCTGGCTGAAATACTTGTTCCTCTGTGATTTTCCGCGCTGTATCTGCAGTTGCTCGGTTGTATTCGTGCGCTTCTCCGGTATATAGAGGCGGCAAACGAAAAGCTGAACGTAGTTTTGAGCGTGTCTTCTCGTCATACTCCAAGAACAAAGCGTCTTGTTGTAAAACTTCAGCTAGCGACTTGATTTGTACCTTAACCGGAGTAACTTTTTCTTCACCATCCACAAAGTTTTCTTGTGGAATTCCTTCTGCTTCGAGCAACAGGAATTTATGAGCGTTTTCTACCCCTTCAATACTGTTCATGTATTCTTGGAGTTGGTTAAAAGATTGCTCAGACAGCATTCCGTTTTCCACAATGATAGCAGCAGGAGTATGCCTTCCTTGCTTGAAATACATGTAATTAAGTTCTTCTGCTTTTCTAGCACCGTATAAAGAAACAATATGGCCAATCCATCTAGGGATACCATATGTTCCGCTACCTATTTTAAAATGGATTACTTCCGTTGCTCTTAAATGTTCAGGTGTGCTTTCATCAAATTTGCCATTTGTTAGATTCATCACTCGAGGATCGCCATACTCCTTAAAAAACACCTTCTTACCATTCACCATTTGCACATATCGGCGAAATTTCTTCAATCGCTTTATTTTTTTCGGTACTCCATTCTCTGTAATGGTAAACTCGACTTCTACTGGCTCAGTATATGAACACACCCTCATGGTTTGGCAATCGATATATTCTATTCCAGCTGGCCTTCCTAGCCCATCTCTCAAAACTTCGGTAAAGCCGTTTCCCGTCTTTTCACGATCTTCAAGAGCATATCCTAAAATTGTTTCAGCCGATTCATCAAAATGGAGATACTTGATGAATTCTTCTAATCTCACCCATTCATTTTCAACTTGTTTCTTTACTTTCTCCGAAACATCTTTTGCATTGATATCGAAAGTGTAATCTGGTTGGAGTCCAAAACCTACAATATTGGTTCGATAAGCATCTACGCATTGCTGAAGTATCGTCGAGTATTCAGCAATGCGTTTCAATTCCTTTAAATTGTACGGAGGTTCGATTACTTCATCGCTGTACAAATTCTTGAATTCATCTTCATATATTTGGCGTGTCGTTGCGCTTGGTGCTTCTACCTTCACAACGCGCACTCTCATTTGCTGCTGTGCCATAGCCTACCTCCTTTCTCTGTTTGGTCTTTGCCGTACTTTCGGTTTTTCTTTCAAGTCCTCTACTTCATAATCATCTAGTGCATACCAGATGGCCGAAAGAGTATGCGGGTCAATGTTAAATTCGTCTTCGATGATGTTTCCGTTTTTGTCTTTGGCATATGTTAAATCTTTTAATTCAAAAACGGTGTTCGTACATCTATCCGAACAAATGATTTTTTTAAACCTCTTGATTTTTTTGGTGTATTGTAAGCGAGAGCCTGGAAACTTTAGTGCTCCTACCATATTGAACCCCTGTTTGCGGTAGTATCGAATAGTTTTTGGTTCCGCACTATCGGCTTTGATAAGCTCCTGCGTTTCTTTAAACTCGGATATCTCCTCGGCCGTTTCATCGTCCGTCATTTGATTCTTGTAATACTCCCAATAGATATAAAGGTATTTTTTATCAGGGTCCACCGCCAAACGTATAACGGCGTTATAAGAATCAACAAAACCAAAGTCCATGCCAACACGCTTTATCGGCTTACGAATGTTTGAAATAGCTTCCATAACTTTATCATGCGGAGCTACTTCAAATTGAGGAAATACCCGAACTCCGTTAACACCAAAATGACCTTTCCGAGCAATGCGGTAAAGGTCTGGATCATAGTCTTTGAGTTCTTCCAATTGAGCGATATAGCTTTCAGGCAAAAATAAATTATCATCAGCAGTTGAGTGATGATAATAGGTGTCGTTTGTTATGATTGTCCGTTTTTCATAAAGTTCTTCGTCATCCAAAATCAAACGCTTATTTTGTTCATCTTTAAAAAAATGTCGGTAGGTCCAGTTGTTCTTGCTCACTGGATTTGTTGACAGGATCATATGAAGCTTCAATGTTGGATGACGTAAGCGTCCGAGCAGTTCTTTAAAACCTTCATATTTGACTTCGGAACACTCTTCAACCCATATGATTGAGACGTTATGGATTGATTTCAGCTTGGCTGGCTTGTCCATTCCTTTAAAGATGATTTTTGACCCGTTAGGAAAACGAATTTGCATTGGAGATGTTAAACATTCGATTATGTTTTCCAAACCCAAGTCATGGACAATTTCCTCAAGTAACGAATACGTTGAATTCCTATGAGTATCATAGACCTCACGAACAACTAAGGCCGTGCGTTTTTCACTCAATAGTTTTAGAATTAGTTTTAAAGCAATATGATAACTTTTACCGGATCCGTAACCGCCGACAAGAAAGTAAAACTTATGGTTCCAATCAAACAGAAAGTCTTCAAAATGAGGGTTGACTTCTTTTTCAATAATCATGAATCCTCACCCTTGCCTTTCCGCTTGATGAGGATTTCAATCGGCTTGTCGTCGGAACCGGAAGAGATTTTTTCAACCTCCGCCTTCGTTTTCTCGATTCCTAACCGCATTTGCTCAAGTTTCAATCGACGCTCATCATCTTCATGAGCCAGTTCATTAAACTGCTTAACTAAGCTTCTAAGCTCACTCATGGCCCTAGACTGTGCGTTGAGGAAGGTAGCATGACGATCCCAGGCAAACTGGAATTCCCATTCTGTTTCAGTTCCCCCACCGTTTTCAGTGGAGAATTCCTTTTCTTTCTTAAGTTCCTTGATGATTTCATCCTTATCAGTAACAAACATAATTTGCTGCGCCCGAATGATTGCAGCGTATTGAATCATGATTTGATCCCATATCAAATCTGCAGGGCTTTTCTCTTCCAGCATCCCCATGATTTCAAGTGTTTCTTGTGGGATGTATTTAGAGAAAAAACCATGCTTTAGTGCGTTTTGATTTCCCTTTGGAGCTCCGCCTTCATTCCCCACAGCGTTTTTATTTCCAGGTTGGCCGCCTCGTTTTCTTTTTGTGTGCACACTTTTTTCTTTTGTATGCACACCATCACGGCTCCAACCGTATCGTTGTTTCCATGACTTCACCGTGTTGATAGTGACACCGTATTTTTCTGCGATGTCTTTGTATTTCATGCCTTTCAGGTAATCTTGGTATGCCAATTCCTTTTGGTCGGCCACTACATTTCACCCACCTCCATTGTTGATTCGAGTTGTTTTGGAAAAAGAAAAAAGCACCGCATGGGTGCAGTAATTGATGAGTCACTACTTGCTTAACTCTATATTGATAAATGCAATTAAATTATAATATTTACTTCTCCAACTTATATTTGTATCTTTAACAGAGTCAAGTGAAAGTATTTCTTTTCCGGCTTTTTTGATTATTAGTGAATTTGAATCATAGTCATTTCTCACAATGTAGCTTAATTCATATTCATTCCCCAAATGCACTAAATTAAATATATACTCATTATCTGTGGCTTTACAAAGTAACACTTTTTCTCGTTCAATGAAATATAACTCCGCATGTTCTGGATTTGTAAAAACGTATTTCGGATAAAAGAAATGATTATCGGAGAAACTTTCTAATAAAGCATTCTTATGAATTTGACTAAACATTTGGGATAATTTTTTATATTTCGCGTCACTAAAACTTAATCTTTTAATGGCGTCCTTAAACTCCTCATTATAATTAATTGGTTGTTCCACAATCTCATCTCCTTTCACCGATTCATTTCGACAAAAGGAGACATTTCCCTGCTACTTTTAGCCTAATTAAAATGATTATTCTTCAACACTTGATACAACACATTCGCTACCCTTCGCACCATTTCCTCGTCGTGTTCGTCGTATCCCGCTTCATATAAGATTGCGTGGAATAACTCATGCACGAATACTTGTTCTTTCCGTTCTTGGTCTAGGTTGCTATCAAGTTTAATGATGTTGTTTCGATACGTGACTTGACCATATAAATCATGGTCTGCTGCTAATCCTTCGATTTCTTTCACTTCATACGTCACACCGGCCACTTTGACTTTGCTTGGAATCATTGTTTTACCTCCAAATAAAAAAAGCACCCGATTTATTCGGATGCTTTCATAATTCTTTCATGAACGATATTAATCGTTCCTTAAATTCTTCCCAATTTGGTAATCTATTAAAATCATAGTATGTTCCAAAGACTCCGAACGGTCGATTATCTTGTGTAGCTGGTGGTTCTAAATGCGTTCTAGACCTTATTTCTTCATTGGTAGCTGTCTTTAAATAATATCTTTTTAGGATATCAATGATTTCGTGTATTAAATCTTGATCTATTGAGTTGCTGTTTTTTAGTGTTTTAGCAAATTCAACTATCTTTTCACTTAATTTTTTAATTTCCGTGTCAGGTATAAAAATCTGAAATTTATCACCTTTTTTTGATATCTCCGCATTATACACTAACATATATGTTTGTCTACAAAGATCATATAATACACCTGATTCGGGATTTTCTTTTAAATACTCCTTTATTTCACTGTTAACAGTATTTACATCCGAAATAATTAACTCATTAAACGAATTTATTTCCATATTATTCACTCCCCCTTTTGCCTACTCAATACGACAAAAGGAGGGATTTTCCTTCAATCAATCCAATAAAAACGCCACCCTCACGACCGAGCCAACCTCGATCCCTAGAGAGTGACGCCCTGCTTCAACAAAATATCCACGATACCATCATAACACGTCTAAACAGAAATATTCTGTCGTCTTTCTGTCATTTTTCCTTCATTTTTCTTTCAAATAAGTAAGAGTTGAGGGTTAAAGTTAGGTCATTATATTTATTCTAGTTAAATCAAAAAATTAAAAAAATAATTGTTTGCAACTTTCTCTTACATTAGACCTATGTATTATAATAGAAAAAAAGATAAAAGTTGTGAGGAGGAAGGCTCATTGTCGTTAATTACAGTTTATGGGGATGAGAGTTGTCAAAATGGACACAAATATATGGTGCTAGGCACAATATGGGATATGGATAACTATTGTAATATTATTGAAGAAGAGGTAAAAAGCTTAAGAGAGCGCACAAAATTTCAAAAAGAATTTCACTGGACTGATTTAAAGAATCATCAGCTAAGTGCATACAAAGAACTGGTCAATATTTTTGCAGCTCATAAAAAGAAGAATAAGCTTGAATTTCGCGCTTTGGTTGTAGATCAATCTGATGCTACTCACAAAATTTACAGTAATGACGATGAGTTACACTTTTATAAAATGTTTTTCTGGCTAATTTACAAAAACATGCGAAGAGGGAATTTTTACGATATATTGCTAGATCGTAAGAGCAATTCGGTTAAAGGTAGATTAACAGATTTAAAAAACTCTTTAAACAACCGATGGTTTAATGATAACTGGAATGGAGATATCACAGAGATATTTCAACTACTAAATCCGATAAAAAGAGTAGAGCCTCGAGATGGATCGCAAATTGGACTACAGCTATCTGATGTTTTTGCTGGAGCAATCGCATATGTATGGAATGGTCACTACAAAGAACGAAAAATCGCAAATCCAGACAACCCAAAAGTTAAACTAGTGGAGCATATTCAGAACACCCTTAACTTAGATCTCGCTTCACCCCATAAACCATGGGAAAGTCCTAGCTTTAACATCTGGCAATTCAAAAGATCAAAGGTGAAAAAATAAAAAATTAATAGCGCCCTATTTCCTATCCCTACCTTGGGATTTCCCACGACCGAAGAGGTCATGGTTTCGGAAAATAGTGGCGCTTAGACTCATTAATAATATAACCGTTCTCAATACATTTTATACTTCTTGTTTACATTATAGTACATTTTGTGTGAATTTGTACACCCATTTTGTGTACTTTTTTACACATTTATATATTTAACCGACTCTTTATAAACCTCTATCCTCAAAATAAATGCCAGCTTATAAAAAGCTCGTGCTTTCAACCGATAGTACTTGCTCTCACTCATTCCCATCTCATTGTATAGCTCATAATCATACATCTCCTCATCGCTCAAGTATCGCTTGATGATTAACTCCCTTTCTCTCGGACTGAGCCGATTCACACCACGTCTAATCCATTCCATATATTCGTCACGTTCGCGTTCAAAATCCACTTTGTCAATCACTGCTGATTCTGTAGATGAATAAAAAGCATTGGTGTGAGCAGGAGGAACAAGTGAATAAGTCGTTGTCACCTTTGGCAATCGCTCTTCTGGAAGCGTAAGGAGATAAAAACGATATTTCTCCAAAGCAGCTTCTACTCGTTTTTTCGTTTCCTCACGATCGATTTCAGGTAACTGAAATGTCATCTGTTTCACCTTGCTACCTCCTTAAAAATAATTAAAAAAGGACACCAAACGAGCTTATGCTCATTTAGTGTCCTCCAGTTGGCTGGTAGAACATTTTTGTTCATAATTTAATGATAAATGTGTTTCTAGTTCCTCTAAAGCATCAATTTCATAATCTATTTTAGATTTTAGCTCTTGAATAATTATTTTTAAAAGATTTGCTCTACAATCATGTAAAGGGCTATCATAGTCAACCAAATTTCTTAATAATTCAATGTCTAACTCTGATAGAAATTTTTCATTTAAATAAAAATCATATTTCATAATTTCGATAGCCAACGGGAAATCAATTTCTTGAGCAATTAATATCCAAATTCCATATAATCTTTGTACTTTTTTTACTTCTAAAATAAGTTCCTGTTCAATTGGCTTTTTTTTACTCAATATGCTAATCGCATAATCTAAATACCAAAACATAAAGCGTAGTATATTAATCTCTTTTGAATAACCTCTTCCATCAAAGAAATGATCAAATTTTATAATATTGTAATAACAAGAAAGAAGCTTCATATTACCATAACTTACTTTTTCTGAAATGCGATCTAACAAACGTTCGATATCAACCTCTTTTTCAACATCGTGACCCTTTCTAAAATTAGTTTCTGTATTGTAGTAAAGAAGAACATATGGAAGGAAGGGATAAATAAATTCTTGATAAACTTTATCCTTTTTCTCATTTTTTGATCTTTTATTACTTAATATATGAGCAAGTATTTGAGCTCCTGTAGCCGCAATAAGAGCTACGGATGCAGTAATTATTGCTGGAATATAAGCTTCGTTCAAAACTCTTCCCCCTCATCAAACCTAATACGTTTTACTTTCCCTTGATGAGTAATAATTTTTGTTTCTCCGTATGCTGGTAACTCGGCGATTTTCGCCTTCCCATCACAAACAACGATGGCAAAACTCCCTTTTTGTTCCATTATATCAATTTCTAGCTTTTTTGTACTAGGGTTAATTGGTAACTCTCTTAATCTCACGAGACTCCCTCCCATATTGATTCACAAGCTTATATCCACGCATCCGAAATGAATGATTATCGCTGACGAAAAGCGCCGCCTTTGGCACGACGATAAACTGGACGATTAACCCCCATCAGCTCTTTTAGTTCCCGCTCGGTAAATCGTTCTTTGAAGCGTTTCGGTTTAGGCTCTTTCTTATGCTTATCTGTTCGGAGCATCTTGTTCGCTTTCATCCATTTTCGCAATTGCTGCTGAATGGTTCTCATGACACATTCCTCCCACCATTTTTACTGCAAAAGAAAAGAGGACACCAATCATACAGAAGTAGCCATGCTACTCTGCACAATCAGTGTCCTCACGCTCTCGGTCTTGGACATACAATATTAATTTATAACTTTCAAAGAAATCACTTTTTTATCTTCCTTTTTCTTTGTTATGGCTAACATATTGCTAGGAAGATTAACAAGTTCTTCAATAAACTGAGGATGAAATTTTAGCTCAGATACTATTTCTTCTGGTCCTATGACATTATTATTTAGTAATAACTCGATTGATTGCTTAAATAAAGAAGGTTGAGCTCTTTTTATGATATCATCAAAAGGTTCACGTGTTTTCATTTTTCTTTGGGACATTTGCTTTTGTAGGTATTGGTATTGATTGTAATTTATTAACCCCATATGATAACTTCTTACAATCATCGCATTTATAGAAACCATCCAATATTTCTTTAAATTAATAAACTCCTCTAGCTTAAATGAGTATAGGGAGTTGGAAAATGCCTTCCTCGGCAATAATAGCGCAGCTGCAAAATAATTCGCTTGTCTTTCCATTTCACGGACTTCCTCATTACTTAACTGTTCCTGATCATCGATCCATCCGTGCATTAAAATATGACCTAGTTCATGCGCTGCGTCAAACTGCCTTCGAACAGCCGAAAACTTATCACTACCTAATACCACGAAGTAATAATCCTGTCCATTATAAACTCTTTTTTGACAAAAAGCATCGATGCTTTGGGAATCCGTCCGAACCGTTGTAACAAATATACCGTTCTTCTCTAATTCAAAAACCATATTCGTTATAGGTTTATCACCTAATCCCCAATGTTCTCGAACTTTTTCTGCTAGCAATTCAATATCCTCATTTGTCCAATTCTTATTATCAAACGATTTAGTATCAGGTAAATTAAGCTCGGGAAAGTTAACATACTTCTCTAAAAACTGCTGCACATCGAATATAAAATCAACTCTCACCTTCTGCGCTTCTCTCAATCTTTTGGTTGCTGTTGAATTTGAACGGAAAAATGTATTACCGATATAATCAACAGATTTGTCTTCTGCATAAAAGAAGTCCCTTGGAAATTGGAGTACATTTGTTAATTTGAATATACTTTCTAAGCTCGGGGGGGTTTTTCCCTGTTCAAATTGGGAAACTGCCTGCCTTGTGACGCCTATCTTATCAGCTAACTCCGTTATAGTCATCCCCCTAAAAACTCTAGCTGCTTTTAGTCGCCGTGGATTGAATTGCTTAGAAAATCCTCCTCTTTTCATATTGAATACTCCTTTACTACCATAGGGACCTCATCATACTATTAACCATTTTCTTCCTCTTCCTGTTTTTCATTTTCTTTCTCTTCCTGTTTTTTAAGAGTAATTCCTAAATCTGGAGTTTCTTCATCTTCGGCTCCAACTTCATAATCAACAAACTGATGAGAAACAGGTATAAACTCACTCCATAGCTTCTGCTCAATCCAACTATCCATAGTATGATTCGGTACCCCTATAGCTATATTTTTCAAATCGCCTTGACTGTCTAATTCATACGTTACAATTGCCAATGTTTGATAATTAATCCCCGGATCGGATTCTTCATTAAACTTCTCACCAAATACCAGTTGATTATCTTCTATAGACATAGCCAACTGCTTATCATATTTTTTATTGACAGCAGCATACTCACGAATATATTTTGACACACCATCTTCATCTACAGTATTAAACAATTTTTTAGGTAAATTTTCTACAGAATCTACTTTTTTCACAATAATTAAATTTTTTCTTTCGTGATCAAGTAACTGTACATGCTTATGCGGTGATCTGCCGGACGGAACCACCTTATACGTACAAGAAAATTGGGGATTATGCTCAACGAATTTAACAATAGCTTTATGTACCTCGTCTCCCCTCTTATGCCCTAAGTGATTAGTTGTTGGATCATCTTTTACTTGTTCTGAATATTCTTTATGGGATTCAAGTGCTTCGTTGATAGCAAAAACCAACCCTTGTATAAACTCAGGTGGGTAATCAATATTGTATGTGATATTCATTATTTCCTATCCCCCTTTTTGATATTAATTTGTAAATATTTTTTCTTTTTCGGGGGTATTTTGTCAAGTATATTTAATTTTTTGAAAACAATATTAGTTAGAATAGTTCACTCTCCTCGAACTTAATTCTTGCTTCACCTCATTTAGTTAATGTGACATTAAATTAACTCTTGATAATCCCATAACCCAAGCTGACCTTTTGCTGGAATTGGCTTTTTCAACATCTTCACATCGGATAATTTCCACGCATATCTACCTTCACTGAAATCTCCAAAGTGATACTCATTACCGGAAACAATATAACTTCCGTAACCTAATATGGCCGAATTTCCTTCATCTTTTATTACTTCAAAACATTCCTCAAGGTGGGCAGTAGCCAGTATCATTCCTATTGGTAAATCATCAAAAAGAAAAATTCCGTGTTTATTCAAAGTTTGAATTATTGGTGTCATTTTGCAGGCTACACGATCAATTTTCTTACTTGCATGTATTGCTAACTCTCCACGATATTTCGTTTTCCATGACCTGGTTTCAAACTTTTTCTCACCAAGGGCGATTAGTGTTGCCCATGGCTGTATGATCGAAATTACTTTCACTCTAACTTCTCCTTCCTGCACAGTATTCGTCGGAATGTACATTTTTTATTTCTAAATGTTGATAAAAACGGAAAATCATCCGGCCAAGGGCAGCAAGCTCCCCAGTTTCCCGGATCGTTGCGCCAACGTTCATCCTCGATATCTTGGCATCTTTCCCGCAGAAAATGGAACAGCCGGCACAATGTTGGGCTATCTGGCTGCCCCATCTGACTAACCGCAAAGTCGAGATATATCCTAAGCTCCAATGCATCATCATCTGATATTGGTGGCAACATGATCGGCATTTGGATCACCCCAGAAACTCATAAATATTGGTCTGCCCTTCTGGAACGACAAATGACGATACCTTTTTACGAATATGCAATTCGCCGGCTGATACTTCATGCAGCGCTTTGTCTGTTCCGCAAACAGGACATTGCAAAAGATGGTGTTCTTCAAAGCCTTGCGAAACAGCGAATAAAACATCACAGTCCTGGCATTCGTAAACATGGACGAGAATTTTCACCTCAAAACAACTCGCTTTCCTCATATTTGATTCGGGCAGTTTTCCCTTTTGCCGTTTCAATGATCGTGAAGCCATGTTCTACTGCTTCCGCTACTTTTGCTTTTCCTTGCACACCATCGATGACAAGCACGAGCACTTTTCCCGGAACAACAGGATGGGAAACGGTCATGTTATTGATATCGATTGGCAATTCTTGCGCTCTTTTGCTCACCAGAATCCCTCCGTGGTATAATAGTAATGTGCGGTCAGGAGAAATCCTGGCTTTTATTTTTTTATGTTTAATGATTTAACATGTACCATCCGTAAAACATTGCAAGTACGATAGCAATTCCGAATACCCATTTCAATAGAGGCGGCAGTGATTCCAAAATGATGACTGCACCAAAAAATATCAATGCAATGATCGATAATAATGTGAGCGCTACTAAAACGATTAATATTTCTATCACAGTCATCTCACCACCTATCAAACGCCTATATTTGCCCTGTACAGCGTTTTTTCTCGTTCCAATAAATTATTTTACATTCTCACGAAAACGCTCGAAATTTGAAGCGAGATAGGCATCACTGCTTTACTTTCTCGATTCTCAAAGTATAGTTTTCAGCAAGTTCAATACGCTTTAAACTATCATCTATCCAAACTTGAAATTTTTCTTCCGGCATCGGACCGCATTCCGGGCATGGTGCGAAACCAACGGAAAAACTATTAATCTCGTGTACTACATGAGTGCCGTTGCAAAGTTTACACATTTGCTAACCCCTCCAATCTATGATTTAGTTTGATATCCCTCGGGATAACGACTGTATAATCCTGGCACATTTGAAATATCCGAGTACCAAGCGCTTCATCCACTTCTATGAGCTCTTCAACCGTCAGTTCCGAAGAAATCAAAATCGGTTTGTGATTAAGATAGCGATAATTGATCACAGAGTAGGTTTGTTCTACCTGCCATTCCGTAGCCCTTGGCTTCCCTTTCACCGGCTTGAACAAATCATCAATAAAAAGCACATCCACTTGCTTCATACGCTCCAGCTTTTCTTCTAGCAGGTCAAAATCGTCTTTCAGATCACTGAAACCTTCCACGTATGGGAAATACAGAACCGACACTTGAAGCTTTTTCATTAAGTTATTTGCAACCGCCATGAGCAAATGCGTTTTTCCTGCCCCTGGCTGTCCTAGTAAAGCAATGCTGTTTTGTCGTTTATGGCGGATTTCTTGGAAATCCTGAAAATATTCCAATGCGCATTCATAAGCATCAATAATGACTTGGGGCTTGCCTTTCGTAATAAAATTCTTGAAGCCCATTTTTTTGAATTCGTCCGTAATCTCGCTGGCTTTCATTAGCCTTTCGATGCGTTTCCGTATTACGCATTCACACTGCCGGGAGTATGTATCCCGCCATTGCCAAGCATCCTTTGGTGAGCAAACCTTTCCGGCAAAAAAATCAGCTTCTGGAACCATTTCTACGGGTACGAGAGTCTTGAAGGCTGGATCCTCTATCCATTCTGTTTTGTAATGGACACGGTAAATAACAACCCCTTTGTCATTGCAGATCGGGCACTCAGGCTTTTTTTGTTCGAATCCGTCCAACGCGGCCGCCGGTGAGTGACTCAACATTCTGTTTTGCAGATCGACCATTACCTGGTCGATACTGGTGAATTTTTGCTCCATGATTCCCCTCCTTTGCCTTTTCAATAGATTCATGATGTTTGTCCAAGATATAACCAACGCAGTAAGAAAGACTGTTTATCCGGTCTCTAGTATGTTTTGGTTTGTAAGTATCGAACCGTTCTTTTAACCAAACCAGTGCGTTCTCCAGTGGTACTCCAGCAGAAAGAATTTCTCTCGCGGCATTTTCATCAAGCGGTGAAAAAGAAGTTCCATAACCTCGTAATTGGATAAAACGATCTAAAAGAATCTTCACTGCTTGTTCAGAAGTATGTGATATTTCTCCCGCACTTGCGGAATCGCCACTCAATGGGCCGGTCGTAGGCACCCCGTCACTTTCTTCTGAACCGCGCGTATGCGTATTATAAGCAGCAGCATATATATCATTCTTTATACATTCTTTATCATTATTGTTTATATCCGCGAGGTGTTCCCTGTCTGTTACCTTACTGTTACCCTCATTAATTTTTTCATTGTCTAACACTTGATATGACTGGTTTTTCGGTGTTTCCAAGCTGTTACCCTGATGATGTTTTTTGTCATGTTCGGGTGTTTCTGAGGTGTTACCCTCACTGTCATTTAGTTGATACAAATCCCAATTTATCAAGGTTATCAGTGTATATTGTCTGTTACCCTTACCGCGATCTATTTTGATCATGGACTGTTTCTCAAGCCAATCTAAAATAGTAGAAACTGTTTTGGGGTTTGGTTCTTTCCATTTCACCCCCTCGTACCATCCAACATTTTTTGCAATTTCTCTAACCGATGTCAGATGTTGGCCGGGCTTTATCGTCAAAAAGGTTCCATCTTTCATTGGAATTTTATTTTCTTGATGATTCACCTTGTATTTGAGATATTGCCAAATCCTATGGTAGAGAGGGGGCATCATCCATATTGCGCTGTCAAGTTCTTTCCTATAGTCTTTGATATATCCATGCAAGGAAGACCCTCCTCATTTTAAGGGACGAAAACCATTTTCCCGGTTAGCTCCATAATCTCTTGCTTAAACAGTTGAGCATCGCTGTTGTTGTCTGATAAGTGAAGCAACCATATTTCTTGTACTTTAGATAGATCATTTGCCTTCAAAAATTCTTTCACGTTCTCCAAAGAAAAGTGTGATCTAAGCAACCTTTTTTTCATAACTTTTGGGACCCGTCCTGCAACAATATTCTCGTTTAGAATGGCTAACGAGTAATTGCATTCGACCATAATATGTGTGAGACCAGGAAATCGGTAGCGGATATAGTACGTATCTGTTGCGAACAAAAGTTTTTCACGCTGTTGGTTCATCAATAGATATCCAATCGGTTCAGATGAATCGTGTTGAACATCAAAAGGAAGAATAGTCCAAGAACCAATCGTGAATTGTTTTTTAGCTTCGACGGTTTTAATACGATGATGTTTTATATCAATTGCTCCTGCAGTACCGGCTGACATGTAAACATTGATTCCGGCCTTTAACACGTCATTTATTCCTTTGCAATGATCTTGATGTTCATGAGTAATTAAAACGCCTTGAATATCTGAAGTCCGGAAATTTAACCTTTTACGAATATCTTTAAATGGTATCCCTGCTTCTAGGAGCAAGGGAGTTTGTCCATCTGTAACGTAATAACAATTTCCCTTGCTCCCAGTAGCAAGTGCTTTTATCTCGATCATTTAAAATCCTGGTCCTTCTGTGATATTTTCAAATTGCATTTGTTCCTGCTTTTGTTCTTCTAACGTTTCTTCGTTTGGAAGAACATTAGCCGGTTTAGGATCAGGCTGATCAATTACTTCAACTTCCTGTGCTTCTTCATATTCTACTTCTTCAAAATCGAGTTCTTCCTGATTGGCGTTTTCCTCAATCTCTTTTCGCACTCGGATGTATTCCTGATCCGTATTCTCTTCATAGATCAACCCTATATAGGCATTTCCAAAATCCTTTGGTATTTTTTTCACTATGTTATTTCTCATTTTTCGAACGATCATGCTTTCTCGGCTTTGCGGATCCTTCCATGCTGGACTGATATATTGTTGAAGCTCCGGATCGTCAAGGGCACTATCCAACCCGAGTTTTTCCGCTTTTTCAAGAATAGCCCGTTTCTTCTCGGCAATTTGTTCTTTTTGCTTTGTAGTAGCTTTATACCGATTTTCAGCGAGTCCGAAAGTTTCATTCATCAAGTTGTTGTTAATGTGTGCAATTAGATTTTTTAAAACATCTTCACGTTCCGAAATGTAAAACTCGATGGTGTTGTCCTTTTTGATGATGGGATAGACAACTCTCACAACTTTTCCTTTCCCCGTGGGTGTCCATTTTGGAGGCGTCATTTCAAGCCCGTTGTAAGTTGGATATTCAAACTTATCATTTTCTCTTACTAGCCAGAATTGCTTAACTTCTTTCACATTTCGGCCGAACCGAGAGAGAATGGCATCGTTGCCATCTCCCTCGATCCCCATTTCGATTTGCTTTTTCCAATGTTCATTACCATCCTTGTCCTTCACCTTCACGTTTCGAAGCTGGAAATAGACCTCACGTGGATGGGCGGATGCGTTTAATTTAAGTGCGGCCACATTCAAAAGAACTTGGGTAATGTTGCTTTTGTCTAGGTTAGGGTCATTCCAGCTGACCCCGTTAGTATCCAAAACGTTATTGATAGCACCTATAGCCGACAAAACACACTGTTTGGAATACCCGTCCATTTGGATTCCATTCCCCTGCATCTGCCTTTGGATCATTGGCAAGTAAATATCATTCACTTTTGTTAATTGAGTACCAAATTCTTTTTTGGCCACTACATTGTTTGCCATATCAGATAACCTCCTTCAAAATTTGTTTGGTTTCAACCCTTAAAGTTTTGTCTTTTTCGGATACGTATAGTGCAATTAACTGACTGCTAATCTCTGGGAGGTTCGTTATTCCTTCAGCATTATCGATAAAAATCGGGCAAGAAAATCCATAGTATTCTGAAAGAGTTTGGATAATATCTAATCCCACTACAATACGTGCCGCGTTGTTCAGGCCACTGTCATAAGGTACCCCGTTGTAGGTTGTAACACATGTTTCTTGAAGGCCTCCGTTAATCTGAGTTTCAAAGAGTTTGAACCGAGAAAATTTGAATCTGCTATTGATTTTTTCTTCCAGCAAATTAACTTTGGTTCTGATGAATTCTTCCGTAAGGAAAAGCTGATGCTCAAGTTTCTCAAATTCTGCAGCAAGTTCGCGTTCCTGCTCTTCCAACTCCCGGATCCGTTCTTCGGATTGTTTGACGATCGCGAATTTACCTAGGTCAGCTTGGAGTTGATCTCTTTTTTGTTTGAGTTCCAGGATTTCAAGTTGGATGGATTGGATCGATTCATTGGCCGATTGCTGCAGTTCTGCTATTTCATTTTGGAGATCCGCTTTTTCTTGCAATTTTGCGACATATTCCGAATTCTCAGTGATATCCACGATAGTGCTTTCCACGACTTTCAGCTGCTCATTCAGTTTTTCAAGGACCTTTTGCTTTTCCGCGATTTGTGCCTCAATTTTTTCTTTTTCCATGGCCAGCTTCTTATTTTCTTCTATCAGCTTCTGCTTTTGGGCAGCCCCGTTTTTACCTTTGCCTGTGATTTCTTCCAGGCGTTTGGCCTTTTCCAAGTTGAACTGCTTCAAAGCCTTTTCTCTAGCCTCCTGGATTTGTTCCTCCGGCAAGGCTTGGCCACATGTCGGGCAAGTGCAATTTTCGTCATGCAGGAATTGTTGCTCATTGACTTCATGCCATTCCTTTCTCCATTGTTGAAGTTGAGATTCGATGCGAGCGATGTTTTCCTCATTGAATTTCATTCGGTTTTCGATATTTTGAACTTTCGATTTCAACAGCGAGATATTCGACTCTTCTTCCTGGATCCGGGCTTTCAACCGGTACAATTCTTCTTTTGTGCCGGATTCGTGGGCCTGCTGGATCCGGAGGAGTTCCAATTCAACTTCTTGGATTTGTTTCCGTTTCTCTGCGATGGCTGCCCCGTTGCGGATGTTGCTAATCAATTCCTGTTTTTCTTCAATTTCCGCGTTGATAGTGGCGATTTCAGCCTCGAGGGAATCTTTATCCAACCCAGTCAGATCCGGAAGGTTGTGGTGAATTTCGTCTATACGGACCGGTATCTTTTGCAGCTGATCATTGATTTCCTTTTTCCGCGCAGCAATAACTTTCCGATGGTTCTCGATGCTCCGGCCGTTTAGGATATTCATCAGTTCAGCCAGATCATTGTTACTTGCAATGACCTCTTCATCTGTAATGTCACCGCAAACCTCAAGCAGGATCTTCCGACGGTCTTGCCATTTCAGTTGCTCGTTGAAGTATGTCGGAGATGTCAGCAATTTGAAAACATCCTCGTCAATCAGATTAGAAATCAATTCGTCGTACTCTTTTTTCTTCACTGGTACGCCGTCAACGAAATAATCAGTGGTGTGCCCGGTAAATTCCGCCTGTACGGATCCGCGTTTCTTGGTCCATTTCTCACTGAACACTTTTTTCAGCGTCAGTTGCTTCCCATCAACCAAAAACACGCCTTCTACTTCGTGATCTAGGTTGTGCAGCACGTTCCCATTTTTGTCTAAGGTTTTGATGGCAAAATCCTTTCGATTATTCGAATCTTTGTCAAAAAGCAACCAAATAAATGCGTCGAATAACGTTGTTTTTCCAGTCGCATTATCACCGTATACCCGAACATTTTCTCCGTTAGCTTCAAGGGAAAAAGAACGAATTCCCTTGAAGTTTTTCAGATTAAGCGACAATAAACGAATTTCTTTCACGATTTCCCCTCCTTGTCTTTTCTTGAAAAGAGTGCTATACTTAAAGTAATTCAAATATGTTTTCAACGGCTCACTTGGCAGAGTGAGCTTTTTTACTTCCAAAGAATTCAATTGATATGCCATAAACGTCATGTAGATACTTTTCTAAGTTGTCAGTGTGCACTTCCTCAAATCTGTTCCAATCGACGAAAATACGCTCTCCATCAATTGGTGTACCGTACCGATCAACTTTTTGCTTAATCGACAAGCACCATCCCTCCCTTTCAGATCACGTCAAGTGCTGTTATCACCCCAATATTCGCGATACAAAATCGATTTGAATGCCGCGTTTGCGCATATCGTTGATAACTTCAAAGAGCTGTGCTCGTCTATGTTTTTTCATTTCCACTTCTTGCAATTGTTCAACTAGAAACTGCAGCTCAGAGATTTCAATTTTCATAGATTCATAGTCGCGGTTTTGCAACGCATCTTGTATATACTCCATGCACAGTGATGCCTTCTCCAACAAATCCGCTTCCTGCAACATGATCGAATCTTGCACTCCCGTTCACCTCCTTTTCTTTTCAAACAGACGTCATCGCAATGACCATCGCATGTATTATGGCGCGACTCCCCCTCCGGATCATTTCACGCTCAGTCTGTTTGGTGCTCATGCGCACCGACTGAAGCACAGACAATCACGGGCTGGGGGTGCACCCGCCGCCTGTACTCCAGTCGGCAAGCATGAGCTTGCCTTTTGCATCGGAGCATGGTATGTTAAGGATAGAGCTGGTTTTACGAAGCAGTGAGCGTTTCGCTTGCTGCTTTTTCTTTTTCGAATCGCTGGTAAAGTTCTTCTTTGGCAGCCAATTCTAACGCCATCAACAACGTTGGATTGTTCCGCAGTTCTGCACAAACTTCCCTAACCTCTGCCGCTTTCATCAATCGGCTTGCTGAAAGTACCGCGTACATTTAAAATCACTCCTTTCTTCATTGTTCAAGGCGTGCGTTTAATTGTTTTCCACTTCTTCATTTTCGGATGAATCCTTTCGCTTGAAGTTTCGCACGATGTTTTTGCCACATCTTGAACCAAGAAAAGCCGTATTCGGTGCAAATGACAGCAACGTATTGAGTAAGTGCAACAATGGCGTCAATCGCTTGTAAGATAGCTTCCTCGAGGTGCTGTTTGTCAAAATCTCGTATGGACCGAGGATGATTGGCGACGCAAACACTTTCGATTGCTTCAAGCGCTTCGGTGAGTTCTTCGCGTGTCTTCATAGTGACACTTGCCCGGTGAAGATCGACCATTTCTCCATCCAGCTTCACAGGTCCCCATCCGGTGTATTCGGCTGCCGCTTCCATCGCGACCCATGGATTGTTATGGTTTTCAGCGAAATACTTTGCGATGTTTGGCTGCACCCGGTACCGCCCATTTTCCTGGTGCGATACCGATTCGCGCGATTCATAGATTTCAAAGGAAAGCTGCTGCTGGGTCATATTGGCTGCTTTCCGTGCCGCTTTGACCGCGTCGGCGGCTCTACCACGTTTCATTTTTCCTTTTCCCCTTTCTACCAATCTTTGAAAATAGTTTTGCTACGCTATGAATAGAGGTGTTTACATTGCCGTTTTCTTAAAAAACGACGTGTTTTCTTCCACCCATCGCGTATGCTTTTCGATCCATCGAAACAGCAAATGGGTAGGAATGAGTACACCTGCTTCGCGGAATACCGGAAAATCAGCGCGGTTCAGTAATTCTGACGTTTTCGTCTGACTAATGTTGAAAAGTTCCATGAGCTGTTTTCGTGTCAGCATCGGCGGCAATTGAAATTGATGATATTTCGTTACTTCATTGACCGCTTTTGTCACTTCCTCATGGATCACTTGGCGTATTTGATCAATGTTAATTTCGAATTTAATGACGGATGATGAATTAACTTGATCCTCAATATGGGAAAGACGATGCTCTAATTCAGCAAAACGTTGTTTGTCGTTCATTTTGTCACCACCCTACTTTTGATTATAGAAAATTGGCTTTTTTCCAATTTCACATCCATAAGGTTTCGCAAATGTCGTTTTCCAGCAAGTTATGATGGACACTTGGTTCAACTTCCTTTCAAGTTCTTTCATTTCTCTTCACTTCAAACGAGGCAAATTGAAAAAAAAACGCGAAATGACTGTCAAGACTTATTTTTCAAATTTCTTTTTAAGACGAGAAACACGTGCTTCTAACTCAGAAAGACGTTGTTTGAGATTCATTTGAATAATCTCCTTGTAGGAATTTCCTCACTTCCTGTCGAAATAAGACGATGAAGGAGGCGACATTAACATGGCTGACTTTCCAGACGGAAGTGTCTTACGTGAAGCAATATCAGGTAAATGGTACCGTATAGCTAAAGGCTGTGGTCGTTCCACGTTGTTACTTGACTTACCTAACGGGATTTTATTGGCGATTAATGTAAGTTCTAAAATGATCGAAATCTTAGTTCCTGATAAGAATGAAATCTATCGAAGAGCCGGCGATGTTAGTTTTGAGATTGAAAACGGTAAAACTATTGTGCATCTTTTCAGTGAAGCTCTAGAAGAAATTCAGCTAGACACTCAAGGAACAAAAATTTCAAATACATTTAGTGAACTCACGTCCATATTTGCGAAATTAGATCTCTCTAAAGTGGAAGAGTGGTATACCAAAAGAATTCCTGATTAAGAACGATGTGAAAGTGTGAAATTTCGGTTCGGATAAAATTTTTTTAGTTCGGAAACAGGAATAAGACGATTTCCGCATACCCCGCAAAACGCCAAGTTTTCATGCCAAGCTCTGCCGCAATTAGTACAACCGTTTAAATTGACTTTTGGGGCCGCCGTTTCTGCGGGGGCTTTCTTTTCAAGTTCAGCAATACGTTGTTCTAATTCGGTAATGCGTTGTTCGAGATTCATTTAGCTCACCTCCTTAGGCTGATGCTGTTTCATTTTGTTCCTTAAAGAAACATTCGTCTTTAAAAAAAATTGTCCAACTAAAATCGAGAACCGAAGCAATCTTCTTAGCAACTTTAACAGTCGGTGTTTTTGTCCCATTTTCAATATGAGTGTAATAGCTCCTTGAGATTTCGCAGTTTTCAGCAACTTGACTTTGAGTCATCCCTTTTTTTTCACGTAACTCTTTAAGCCATGTTCTCAATTAATTTCACCACCTTTTGTTCCTTTTGGTAACTTTTGATTTTATTATATGTCCCTAAAAGTAACAAGTCAATATTTTTTTATCCTTTTAGGAACATTTTTTAATTCCGCTTTAAAGTTTCTTTCAGTAACATTATAATAATTAATATAATTAGGTAGATTGCGGTGATAGTATGCAAACCTTCGGAGAAAGGTTAAAACATTTACGGGAGAAGAAAAAACAAGAAAACCCAAAGTGGACTCAAGAATATGTCGCTGACCTTGTTGGAGTAGCACGAACAACATATACAGCATATGAACGTGGCACTAAACAGCCTCAATTAGACACGGTAAATAAATTAGCTGATTTATTCGAAGTTAGTGCTGACTATCTCCTCGGCCGCACCGATAACCCAAATCCACCAGATGACGATGATAAAGAGTTAGGAACGTTGGCAAGAATCAATCAGCTCATCAAAGAATACGGCATCGAGCAAATGGGTTTTTTCGATATCGAGAAGTGGAAAAGCCTATCGGAGGAAGAGATCGAGGAAATCATCAAGCACTTCGAGTGGGTTGTACACAGAGCAAAAGAAAAGAATAAAGACAGCAGCGAAGAGTAGCCGCCTTAGAACATTATCCCTAATGTTTTAGGCGGTTATTTAATTATGCAGGAGGGGAGTATTAATCATGGGAACTTTCAACAAAGATTATTTTTTAACTGCTAATGCTAACATTTTAGAGAATGATGAAGGACTAAGAAAAGTACAAAAGGACGCATATATCGAAATTTGCAACCATTTTTTATTGAAAAAGTCTAAAAGTCATGCTGTTGCCATTTTACCAACTGGTTCCGGCAAAACAGGAGTAATGGCAATTGCACCTTTTGGAATAGCCAATGGTCGAGTTTTAATTATTACCCCTCAACTAGTTATCAAAGATCATGTACTTGATTCTCTTGATCCTACAAATCCAAAAAACTTTTGGTTAAGACATAATGTCTTTAAGGATTTTAATGAGTTACCGCAGGTAGTTGAATATGATAAAGATACACTTTTTGAAGAATTAGAAGAAAGTAATATTATCATTTTAAATATACATAAACTAAGCACAAAATTCCGAAACTCTCTTCTTAAAAAAGTCGAAAGAGACTTTTTTGATATGATCATTATAGATGAAGCCCATCATTCACCAGCACAAACTTGGCAAGATGCCTTAGAATACTTTAGTGATGCAAAAGTATTAAAAGTAACAGGAACTCCGTTTAGAACAGATCGAAAGAAAATCGAAGGAGAAGTAGTGATTAATTATAGGCTTGGTAAGGCTATGAAAGATGGGATTGTAAAATCGTTAAAAAATTTCATTCTTAAACCAGAAAAAGTGTATCTAACGATTGATAATGACAGCTCAAGAAAATATACAATAAAAGAAATTGAAGCAATGAAACTTAAAGATAAAGATTTTGTAACCAGAAGTGTAGCATATTCTCCTGAATGCAATAAACACATTGTGGAAGCAAGTATAGATGAACTGAACAAACGTCGTGCGGGGAGTTCTGTTCCTCACAAAATTATTGCTGTATGTTGCAGTATTGAACATGCTGAAGATGTAAAAAAACTATATGAAGAAAGGAATTTGAGAGTAGCAATCGTACACAGTGAATTGCCAAAAAATAAAAAAATCGAAGAATTAAGGAAAATTGAGAGTCATCAAGTTGATGTGGTTGTACATGTTGCGATGCTGGGTGAAGGATATGATCACCCGTACCTATCTGTAGCTGCTATTTTCAGACCGTTTCGTAGTTTAGCTCCCTATTCTCAATTTATCGGAAGAATACTCAGAAGAATTCCTGATGAAGAAGTTAGTAATGAGTTAGATAATATAGGCGTAGTTATAGCTCATAGGGATTTAGGACTTGATGAACTTTGGAAAGAATATAAGCAAGAACAAGAGTATTGCGATGTTTTAAGATCTGTTGAAAAAGCAGAAAAAGACGAGAGAAATTTACTGAAAAAAATTAGAAACCCTAAAAACTCTGATATTGGTTCTGTTATTGTTGAAGGAGATCTGCATATAGAAGAAGAATATTATGAATATACAGAGGCCGCAAAAGCATATGAAGCATATGAAAGAGATATAGAAGAAAAGGCGAAACAATTAAAACAAATTTTTCCTGATAAGAGCGAAGAGGATTTAAAGCAATTGGCAAGACAACAGTCTAAACCAACTGTAATAAATCCATTATTGAAAAACCCTAAAAAATATCGTATGCTTCTGAGAAGAGAATTCTGGGAAAAAGTACAGTATGATATCCCTGCTACGCTAATTACGGAATTAAAACTCAAAAAGGAAGGCAGAGAATTAGCAAATCTTCCTTTAAAAAAGAATATGCGTTGGATATTAAAAGATGGGGATAATGCAGCAATTATTGCAAAATATATGAACTGTATTCTGGTTTCTAAATATGGACCAAGGGAAAAATGGACAATTAATGACTACCATAACGCTAATAATGAATTAGATGAAATCGTGACCCATCTGAAAAAAATGATTAAATCAATTCTTTTCTAAAGGAGTGTAGAAAGTGTTAAACAAATTACGTACACAATTGTGGGAAGCCATGTATCTTAACCCAGTTTGGCCCCATGAATTACTAGAAAACGCTAAAGATCCTGAATACAAAAACATTTCTTTCAAACCGTTAGATGCTGGACTTGAAGTTGAGTTATTATTCATGGATGAAGGACAATTAGTTAAAGCTGTTTACCTTTTTGACTCAAACGATTATTTGCAAAGGGCAGTAATGTATGAAAATGAACACGAAAGCGTTATTTACGATCGTAATCAATTAGTGACTAATATAATGAATGAAATTCTTGAATTAACCGGCGTTAAGCAATCAAATAAAATTATTGCATAAAATAAATTATTACTAAAAGAAAAAGCCCAAAATTGGGCTTTTTCTTTTTATTGCCAAACCAAACATTTGTTCCTATAATATCCCTAGGAGGGGACAATATGGAGCTACGCCGCTACTACACGACCGCGTTAGAGGATTGGGTGACTAGATTTTATACAAGGTTAAAGATTTTTCGCCCAGAGGATATTAGTCCGTTAATAATTTCAAGAAAATTAGGTATTTTTCTTCGTGAAAGGCCGTTTCCTTCCACTCACCAAGTTGTAGGGAGATTCCGATGCATTGTCGTCGATTCGCGTCTTTCTAAAGAAGAAAAACGGGAGGCTTTCTTTCATGAATTGTGCCACGTTCTACGACACGTTGGTATACAGAGTATGATGCCAGAGGCTTTTCGAGAGCTGCAGGAACGGGATGCAAATCATTTTACGAAATATGCTGCTATTCCCTTTCACATGTTAAGATTCATTGACTGGCACGAGCCATACATAGTTGATCATATGTCCAATATGTTTAAAGTAACGCCAGAGTTATGTGAAGAACGCTTAACACAGGTTAAAAACCGCATATTAATCAAGTCGAAATTTGTACCGGCAAATCTATCTTGCGAAAAGTCGGTCACATTCTAAAGGCAAAATGTGATAAATTATACCAAAAACCATCTGGAAGCGTTTTAACATAAACAGTATGAATGTTTTGCCCGAAAGGAGGAACAACGGTGGCTTATTTCCGCAAAGTGCCTGCTAAAAATGCTAAAGGATATACTTGGTCCGTTACCGTGGATTTAGGACGGGACCCCATCACCGGAAAAAGACGCCAAACTACACGGCGTGGTTTTGCAACAAAGAAAGAGGCTGAAAAAGCAGCGAGTGAACTCATTGCCCAGGCAGAAAAAGGTGTAAACATCATCAATCAAAATATATCTTTGGAAGAATACTTAAAAGATTGGATTGAGCTATCCGCCAAACGAAAAGTAAAGGAAACAACTTTAAAAAATTATATAAGAGCAATTAACCATCGAATTATTCCGGCTCTAGGCAAAATTCCGCTGCGTAAATTGACCGCTGCACAATGCCAACAATTTATTAATGCCCTTATAGATGAGGGATTATCAGAACGATATATTGAGTACATCTATACTGTTTTGTACGGAGCGTTGCAAAAAGCGATTGAATGGGATTTAATCCTGGTAAATCCGTTAATAAAAGTGGACGTTCCTCGAGGCAGAAAAAGAAAGTACATGACATGGACACGGGAGGAACTCAATCGATTTTTAAGTTTCGCTAAATTAGAAAACATCATATACTACACAGCCTTTCTAACTGCAGCTCATACCGGCATGCGCCGCGGTGAACTTTTAGGGCTGAAATGGCAGGACATTGATTTTGAACATGCACGAATTCATATCCAGCGAAACTTAATTTACGACGAGGATGGATTTCGATTTGGAGATTTGAAAACAGAAGCTTCCCAGCGCATTATTGCAATGGACGACTTTCTCTTAAAAGAGTTGAAGCGATATAAAGCAAAACAAGCTGAGATTAAATTGATTGTGGGAAATCAATATGAAGATAACGACCTTGTCTTTGCTCGTGAAACGGGAAAACCGATTTTTCCGCGCACCCTAACGGATGTGTTTAACCGTGTGATCAAAGCAGCCGGAGTAAAGAAAATCCGATTCCATGATTTGAGACATACTCATGCTACATTGCTTCTCGAGGCAGGTGCTGATTTAAAAGAAGTGCAAGCTCGTTTAGGACATGCCTCCATCAAAACAACTGGTGACGTATATGCCCACGTAACGAAAGAAATCGAAGAAAAAACTGCACGTATATTCGGTGATTTTATACGAAAAAACAGCTAG